GGTGTGTATGTACAAGCAACTCATGGGTGTTGTGAGAACAGAGGTATTAAAGCACATAGCAGTTTAACACAAACAACTGTATTACGTGGTGCATTTAAAAATGATCCTGCAACTAAGAAAGAGTTTATTGATAATGTTAAATTACAACAGGAGCACGCCAAATGAATGATGGACCACTAAAGTCAGCTACAATAGATGGCATGAAGGATTTGACAGGAGTTGTTAAACAGGAATTTATTACATATCGTGTTAAAGAAGGTATGTTAATTAAAGAAACAACTACTCGCAGGTTTTATAACGAAGACTATCATGATTCAATGTCAAGTGAACCGTTAATGCGGGTGGTACAATGAGTCCCATTCCAGAAAGAGTATTAATGCCTGGGCATGTTGAACCTAAGGATCCTAGTAAGAAACATTTTTACATTAGTTTAGTAAAAAGTGTTGTACGAATATTTGCAGGTGGTGCATTTATTGCAGGTGGCTATATGTTAGAAGACTGGGGTATGTGGATTATGGCAGGCGGTGCATTATTAGTAATCGCTGAAGTACTTGGTATAGCGGAGGAGTTATAATGCCAGCTAAACTTAGATATTCAGAAGCATTTTATAGTGTACAAGGTGAAGGCAAATTTGTAGGAGTACCTAGTGTATTCTTACGTACATTTGGTTGTAACTTTCGTTGCATGAACTTTGGTACTGACGAGAAACGTGATCGTTGGGAACAACACAAAGATGGTAAGAAACATAACGCAGAAGTACTGGAACTTATTAATCAAGGTGTCCACAAGACTACAAAAGAGTTTAATGACTTACCTATTATACATACAGGGTGTGATACTTATGCAAGTATCTATCCTGAGTTTAAACACTTCAACAAACTAGCTGAAGTTGATGACGTTGTTGAACATTTACTTTCACTTACACCTAATGGTAAGTGGGTGCAAGATAATGGTCAAGACGTTCATTTAATATTAACTGGAGGGGAACCGTTACTAGCGTGGCAACGGTTATATATCGAACTATTCGAGCATCCACGTATGCAGGATTTACAAAATGTTACATTTGAAACAAACACTACACAATCTTTACACGAAGATTTCTACAACTATCTTAACGATCAAACTAGAATCCAAGTCACTTGGTCTTGTTCCCCAAAACTTAGCGTTAGCGGAGAACCTTGGGATACTGCTATTAAGCCTGATGTGGCTAGTGAGTATCAGCTTGTTACTGACAGCGACATGTATCTTAAGTTTGTTGTCGCTACTCAAGGTGACTTTGATGAAGTTGAAAGAGCTGTGGAGGCTTACCAGAGTGCCGGGGTACAATGTCCAGTATATCTTATGCCGTTGGGCGGACGCAGTGAAGAATATGCCCTCAACGTTAAAGACGTGGCTGAAGCGTGTATGGCAAAAGGATGGCGATTCACACCAAGACTCCACATTAGCTTATTCGGAAATGCCTGGGGAACTTGATAAAGTGATTAAGGCTAGAATAGGTCAAGAAGAAAACACAACTAAAGATCCTAGACCTCTTGATGTACAATTAAGAGAAAAGGGTCTACTATAAGGAAACACAATGCTAGATAAAATAAAAAACGTGTTTAAGAAAAAGGAACCTGTTAAAGGCGAGCCTAATTCAAGAACACTATTAGAACAAGAAAAGGCGGCGGCTACTAAAGCTAAGAAGCCTTGGGTAGCAGTATTAGATACTCAAGTAAATCCAGATGACATCAAGAACGGGTTCTTTGAGCTCGATTGGAATAACGAGTTTATTGAACAACTACTTGATGCTGGTTATACAGGCGAAACTAATGAAGCTATTGTAGACAGTTGGTTTAAAGACGTTGCTCGAACTATCTTAACAGAACAAGGACATGATCCGCAAAGAGATGCTGGACATATCAAAATTGTTTCTAGAGAAGATGGTAAAAGTGAAGCAAGTTAAAAAAGCCCAAGGACAATTAGCTACATTGCAAGACCAAGCAGTTTGGTTAGTTATGCACCCACACCGTTATATGGGTTGGGAAGAAGAAACTATGTGGCCATGGCTACCACATGAAATGATACGAACAAGCCAAAAAATTGATTACTATCTTAGAGATTGTAAACATAAATTTATAGTTTGTAACAAAGAGAAGGATCCAATAGCTAACTTCTCTAAATGGAAACAAATGAATCAAAGACAAGCCTTAATCAAATACTGTAATAAAAATAATATTACTAAACTTGTATATACAGGCTTTCACTATGGAGTATGTATCCTAAGTGAAAAAGAAGTAGGTGCAACTGCAATGCACCAAAACTCACAACTTGAACTGTTTGTTAAACGTGATTTAACTGATATTGGCCCTGGTGCTAGTGTAGACAGTTGGGGTCAAGCAGATGACAACACAAAACTGGTTGCTCAAATCATTTAAATTTAGGTTGACTTGCTTGGCAGTTCGTTGTATAATATACATACAACATAATAGATTTGGACGGTAATATGAAATATGTACTAGTAGATACAGCAAACACTTTCTTTCGAGCTCGACATGTAGTACGTGGCGACTTAGATACTAAGGTAGGTATGGCTTTCCATATTACACTTAATAGTATTAAGAAAGCATGGGAAGACTTTGAAGCTGATCATATTGTATTTTGTTTAGAAGGTCGTAGTTGGCGTAAAGATTATTACGAGCCTTACAAACGTAATAGGCAAGAAAGTCGTGATGCACTTAGCCCTAGTCAAGCAGAAGAAGAAAAGATCTTTTGGGAAACGTTTGATGCATTTAAAGACTTTGTAACTACAAAGACTAATTGTACTGTAATGCAACATCCTGAACTAGAAGCAGATGACTTGATTGCAGGTTGGACACAAGCACACCCAGATGATGAGCATGTTATTATTAGTACTGATGGTGACTTTGCACAATTAATTGCACCTAATGTATCACAATACAATGGTGTTAGCAATACAATTATTACACATGAAGGTTACTTTGATGATAAGAAAAAGCAACCTGTTATTGATAAAAAGACTGGCTTAGAAAAGCCTGCTCCACAACCTGACTATATGCTATTTGAAAAGTGTATGCGAGGCGACACAAGTGATAACGTGTTTAGTGCATACCCAGGTGTACGTAAAAAAGGTACTAAGAACAAAGTAGGCTTACTAGAAGCATACGAAGATAAAGGTACTAAAGGCTATAACTGGAATAACTTGATGCTACAACGTTGGACTGATCATGAAGGTAACGAGCATCGTGTACTAGATGATTATCAACGTAATGTTACACTATGTGACTTAACTGCACAGCCTGAGAATATTAAAGAAAAGATTTTTAACACTATCACTGAAAATGCACAACCTAAGAATATTTCACAGGTTGGATTGCGTTTAATGAAATTTTGTGCTATATACGATATGCAAAGAATTTCCGACAATGCACAAGCATATTCAAAACCATTACAAGCGAGGTACCCGGTAAAATGACAAAACTAAAGGCAAACGAAATACTAAAGAATAAGTTTTGGATCGTAGAAGATTCAACTACAAACGAAAAGAAAGGCACACTATCACGTGATGCTGATAACAAATATATGTATAGTTGCGACACAGGAACTTACATTTATGATACTAAAGGCATTGTTGAAAAGAACTTAGGTACATTACTTTGGAATAAGTCTGATATCAGTGAGGCAAAACCTACTGTTGCAAAAGAGATTTATAACTTACCAACTAGTACTGTTCCTTACAATAGTATGTTCGATGTAAAAAGAAAGTTTGGATTGTTTACTAAAAGTAAAAAGTCTAAGAGTTTATATTGTGCAGGTTATTTTTGTATTCACTTTGACAAGGGTTGGGTAAAGAGTTTTTGTCCTAAACTTGTAACACTAGAATCATACGAGTACAGAGGTCCGTTCCAGACTGAGATCGAAATGCGTCAGGAGTTATCACGTGCCAACCGTTAGTCCATTAAACACAATTCCTTTACAACAGTTTATTGACAAAGTTAAGACTGCTGACAACCAACAATTAAAAGACATTACACTTAACATTAGAGATGCTAAGAACTTAGCAATGACTATCGGAAGTGTAATGAGTCGCTTACACGGCGAATTAGAAGCTCTAGTACACCAGGAAAAGAACGCTGAAGAAGTAATTAACGTTACTGTAGATGGTGGCGGGCAAGGGTGGAAATAGCCAAATAAACTACGCATATAACTCCGTCATTTGGATAAATACTTATGATAGAGGAACGATATATGAGTAGACCAAAACCTAAAGTATTGCTAGAGCATGTAAATAAAAAGTCTTATAGAAGCGAACAAATTCTAGAGGCTGATGCTATTTGGGCAGTTTTCCATCAGGGTAAACCTTTTAACTTAAAGTCATCTAATGTACTTACTAATTACCCCGGACCTAAATATAAGAAAGTGTCTTTTAGCAATCCTGGACATGCACACAACCTAGCAAGTAAACTCAACGAACTATTCACTACTGAAGATTTTACAGTCGTAAAATTAACTTCCGGCACAACAGTACAAGAAGACTAAAATGAACTGGAAAGAAACCTATACCAAGGTATTCTTAAAACAGGCCAACATTAGTATTAGTGAAAGCACGTTAAAAGAATACATGCCCGTATGGTGGCAAAACACTCGAGCAGTTGGCGGACTACGTTTGACTGACGAAGGTATGATGTTCATTATGGATAAATTGGATTTGGTTACATATGAAATACCATTTCCCCCAGAGTTTAAGATAACAACTCAAATTATATTGTTCTTAGATAAGTTTATCGATTGTCCTTACTACGTAACTAACAAAGCAGTAACAGTTACAAGTGAAAAAAAGAGCATGGAATTACACCTTTTTAGCGGAGATGTACGTAAATATGGACTAGCTAAAGCTCTAAAACGGACAGACGAAGAACTAAACCCTTGATATTACTACATTCTTTTTCTTAAAAAAAGTGCATTTTCCGGTTGACCTTTTGGAAACTAGGTGCTATAATATATACATACTTAGAAATTAAAGTATGGCACTGATAATAAATGAAAGAGGAATACAACATGGAAAATATAGCAGTTAGAACAGTAAGTCCTAATAGTGCAAAGAAGAGCATTGTTAGAGCATTTAAAAAGAAACGTCCGTTGTTTATCTGGGGAGCACCAGGTATTGGTAAATCGGATATCGTTGGACAAGTTGCAAACGAAATTGATGCACATATGATTGACATTCGTTTGTCACTATGGGATCCAACAGACATTAAAGGCATTCCGTATTACAGTTCAAATGATAATACAATGCATTGGGCACCACCGCAAGAATTGCCAACAGAAGCAGATGCTAAAAAGCATAAGTTTATCGTTTTGTTTTTAGACGAAATGAACTCTGCGGCACCGGCTGTACAAGCGGCGGCATATCAATTAATCCTTAACCGTAAGGTTGGTACTTATGTACTACCAGACAATGTTCTTATTGTAGCGGCAGGTAACAGAGATGCTGACAAAGGTGTTACATATAGAATGCCAGCACCATTGGCAAATAGATTTGTTCACTTAGAACTAAAAGTTGATTTCGACGATTGGTT